CGCCCGTTACCCCAACAGGAGACATCGGCGTGACTGCGACCGGCCCGAACCCCGGAGACCTCGAGGTCTCGGATCCGGTCACGTTTGAAGCCGATAACTGGACCTGGGGAGCCTTCCTCCGCACGCTGCCCTGAAAGGAACACCAATGGCACAGGCAGACCTCACAGAACTCACCAACAGCGTCGCCATCGCGTCCATCGATCGCGGCGTGACCACGGGCACCGACAAGCCCAACGGCGGCGGGTCGTTCGTGTACGGCTTCAACTCGCTGACGGTTGTGGAGGGCAGCGTCGGGCTGTTCGCCAATCAGGTGAACTTCGCGCCCATGGCGAAGGGTGGAACCGTCAGCGCAGCCATCAAGCGCGCGGCGAGTGGCGGAACAACCGGGTGGGCGCCGTTCATCTTCATCGGGCTGCAGGGACCGGACGTATCTGATCTGGGATACTTGCTCGGGCTACAGGACACCGATCCGACTCACGTCGTGCTGCGCAAGGGCACCGTGGATAACGGTCTTGCTGAAGGCACGCCCGACCCCACGAACAACGGGATCCTCCGTCGCAGCACCAACGCGAAGGAGATCGACACGTGGTATCACCTGCGCTTGGACATGGTGGTGAACGGTTCGGGCGACGTGATCCTCAAGGTGTTCGAGAACGACCTGACCGTGAACACCGTGGGCTCGCCCGTATGGCAAGCCATCGCAGGCATGGCCGACTTCACCGACGACGCGCTCGGCATCAACACCGGCACCGCTCCTTACACGAGCGGACGTGCTGGCTTCGGTCACCGGAACGAGGACGTGACGCGTCGCAGCTTGTTCGATCACTTGCGCGTCATCCGTCAGCTCTAGGAGACCGGCTGCGTGAGCACACCGTTCGATATCGACGCCGGCATCTACCAAGGCCAGATCTCCGACCCGGTGAACCACACCATCACCGGGAGCGGCGAGTTCACGTACGTCCTCGGCCACGACCTTGAGGAGCAGATCTACAACTTCAATCCGGGTGACTCGGTAACGCTGGAGCAGACGGCTGTCATCAACGATGGCGATCTGTTGCGCTTGCTCGGGCGCATCCGCTGCGCAGACCCGGCCAACATCCCCACGAACTATCAGTGGGAGCTGGATGTCGAGGTCGTTGGGTCGTACACGTACACGTTCGTTCTCGAGTCGGACACGTTCGCGGGCTTGTCCGAGGTTGTGGTCAACGAGGACGCGCTTGGCCTCAACACAAGCGAGGATCACGGCGGCGGTGCAGCGACTATCCGGTTCACGCTGCGCTTCGCAGGACCGGCTTCGCCAACGCCTCTCGAGGCAGAGCTGCCCGCGGTCTACATCGACGATGTGGTCTTCGAGGAGATCGGTGACCCGATCTTCCTGAACCAGCGCTTCCCCGAGCCGGCTGACACCGGGATCCCTGCAGGGGCCACACACGTCATCCGCATCCAGATCAGCGACACGACCGGCATCGGCATCGACGCATCGAACACGCAGGTCACGGTGGAAGGTGTGACCGCGTACGATGGAGGCGCCGGCGGGTTCCAGCCAGGGTTCAGTGGCAGCGCCGCGCTCACCGGAACGAACAACAGCGACTTCACGATCTCACTGGATCTGAGTGCGCAGTCGTACGGCAGCGAGCAGGTCATCGACGTTCGCGTCATCAGCGAGACGACGGGCGGCGCCAACACGATCGATGAGACCTACTCCTACACGATGGCCGACACACAAGCGCCGTCCATCGTGTCCGCTACCGCAATCGAGAAGACACTCATCCGTGTCGTGTTCGATGAGCCTGTGAAGCAGGTCGCGGCTGGCAACTCCGACGACGCGCTCAACCCTGATAACTACGGCTTCACTCGGCAGACGGCGCCGGCGGCCAACGTCGAAGCGAGCATTGTGACCGCTGTGAGTGCGACCGAGGTGGAGGTCTGCACGGATATCGAGCTGACGTTCGGCGCGTCGTATCAGCTTGCGATGCAGAACGTCGAAGACCTCGCAGGCAACGCCATCACCACACCTGGCAGCGTGACCTCGTTCGAGGGCTTCACCCCGGTCATTCCAGACGGGCGGCGATACATGCTGCTGAACATGCTGCCCTCTATCAACCTGCGTGAGGACGTGACGCAGGACCTCACCAAGTTCGTTGGCGTGCTTCAAGAGACGGTCAACCTCTTGCTGGAGCGGATCGATCGGTTCACGGATGTCATCGACATCGACGTGGCGCCTGAGTTCTACGTGGACCGGATTCTCTGCGACCTCGGCAACCCGTTCGACTTCGTGTTGGATCTAATCGACAAGCGCAGGCTCGCCCGCGTACTCGTGGACATCTACCGCGAGAAGGGAACGTGCGCCGGCATCAGGAACGCGGTGCGCTTCTTCGTTGGGGTAGAGGTCGAGTGCGACTCGTTCAACGTCGGCGATTACTGGTCGCTCGGCGACTCGTACCTCGGCGACGACACGATCCTCGGTCCGTCCGAGCAAGCGCTGCTCTACAGCTTCCAGATCATCAGCACCGAGGTGCAGATCACCACGGTCACGGTGAACGGCAACGACGATGGCGACTACATCATCACCATCAACAGCACGGATACCACGTACACGGCCACAGGCAAGACCGTCGAGGAGATCCGTGACAGGCTCATCGCACAGATCCTGCTGAACCCGGATCTGCCTGTGACGGTCGCGGCGCAAGGCACGGCGCAGCTCGTGCTCACTAGCGTGCAGGGAACAGCGTTCAACATCAGTGTGACCGCGCCCGTGCTTGGAAACCTCACCTACAGCACGACGACAACACCGACCCCGTTCACCGATGCGGAGGTCGCAACGATCTTGGACCTGGCGAACTACATGAAGCCGGCACACACGCACTGCGTCCGTGTGATACAGCCGACGCCGCCAGAACTCATCTACCACTGGGAACTCGGGATCTCTCTCCTTGGCGAGACGACCCTGCTACACTAGGAGACAGCGACGATGGCAAACCTCCACGATTTCTTTTTTAGGCAGCGTGTCAGCGAGCAAGAGCTGGACGAGGGCTTCGAGTATCTCGAGCTGGCCGATCAGAACCTGTGTGTCGATTGGGACTTCCCTGGCATCGCGCAGGGGATGAACACCGGCGAGACCACCGTGCCCTCGCTCAACGTGGAGATCTCCGCGGGCACGGCGTACACGAACGCGGGCGAGCGCATCAGGATCCCTGGTCTGCAGACCGTGGACGTGTCGGTGGATGAGAACAGCAACAGCACCGAACCGGCCACGCCAGGGAACAGTCTCGTCATCACGATCTTCGCCGAGTTCACGCGGGCGTTGTCCGACCCACGCATCGACGGGAACTCGCAGGTCGTTTACTTCAACCGTTTCGAGAGCTTCCAGTTCGTCGTGCGCAAGGGCAGCGAGGCGACGACGCCTGCACCTGGCGGTGAGGCTGCGTTCATCAGCGCGAACGCTGTCGCGAACGACCCGGACCTCATCCGCGTCTGTGACATCATCCGCGCCAACGGGCAGACGCAGATCCAGAACGCGGACATCTTCGAGAACGTGCTGCGTGAGGACGCGTTCGTGCTCACGGCCGGCTCGCTATCCGTGCGTGCAGGCACCGCGGAGCAGTCCGACCAAGCCAATCTTCAGGTGCTGAACGATCACATCGCTGGCGTGGCTGCCGGGCACGATGCGGACGCGATCGACTTCGACGCGTCCAACCTGCCCATCCCCGCGGCATGGTCCGCGGCTGCAGCGGCTACCGATGTGCAGGCTGCGTTGGATGGCATCGTTGACGACCTCAGCCAGACGACCGGCACGACCGGCGCGGATCTTGTCGGCTTCGACAACACCGCGATCGATACCTTCTGGGTGAACCTGAAGGCAGCGGCCAACCTGCAAGATGCGGTCGATGGCATTCACGATGACCTAGACGACAACGCTAGCGTTGCCACCTCTGGTGCAGCTCGTGTTGGACTGAACCCTGCATCACTCACGTGGGCGGACGGATCATCCTATAACCAGACGCGCGTTCAGCAAGGCATCACTTCGATCGTTCAGACGCTCGCGAGCAAGAGCATCCCAAAAGGCGCAGCAAAGATCGGCGCGCTGATGACCGGGAAGGCGTGGGCGAGCACCGAGGCGCTCACGTCGGATCGTGTAGACACCGCGCTAGACGAGATCGTCGATGACCTTGCAGACAACAGCGGCACGGCAGACGGTGCGCACCGTGTTGGCTTCGATGGAGCAGCGCGTTTGGCCGGTTCCGTAACCGACCTGTCAGGCACGCAGGACACCATCCGCAAGGCGC